AAAAATACTGATCACATTATTACTCGCACTATCATGTAAACCCATTCTCTGAAGGTAGTCATCTATCTTATCTCCAGATGTTTCTGAATTTTCCTGAAACTTTTGTTCTGCGGTCATTCTTGATTCCCTTCCATACTTCTCTTCATATTCACGTTCACGTTGTTCGTGCATCTCATCCATATCTTGGCACGCTTCATTATATTGTAGTACCAAAGTTCGGGTAGGAAATCCCATACCAACTATGTGGGTGGTATTGATAATAATTATATCATCATTGTTTTCTTGATAAACCATCCAAGGTCGAAATGCATAGTACTTAACACCATCTTGATTTTCCATCATGATGAGTCTCATTGCCTTACGTGCAAGAATCTCAATTTCATCTGCATCTTCCCATTGCAGAACTTCACAAAGTATCTCTTCACCATTGGCGAGCTTAAATTGTTTTATTTCTCCAGATTGATTCATAGTAAGTCCAATTTAACAGTTAGTTTGTATTAGTATTTAGACTAGATTATGGATTGAGTCTTACCAGTTCTTTCAGGTACTCTTCTAAACCTTTTACACCAGAGTCATAATCCTTGAAAGAATTTCTTAGTTGGTCTATATCAATCCAGTCTTTGATTCTTACATCATACTTCGTGGGGGTGTCGAACACCTTGTTAGTGTCCTCGAACCTTCCCTCTTTAATGGTGTCCATCCATATTATATAGTCAGCACCTAACTTATCTCTATAGTCGTTGAAGGGACATACGAAATCTATGATACCCCAGTCTTTAGAGTTCATTCGGTGAAACTGTCGTACCCTTCCTTCTTCACTGAAATCCCAGTCATCATAATACTCACGAAAAGTATCTGCATTGTAGTGTGGAACTAAAAAGTGATATGCCAACTCTCTTGCGAAGGTTGACTTTCCTGAGCCTGGTAATCCAAAAACTAATATCTTCATTTCATATTTATCTGATGTATTTTATAGGGAAATTGTTCTTTAGTATATATCTTGATTCTTTCTGCACTGTGACGTAGTGTAAAGTTTTTATGTGATTTGATATGCATATCGTCCGCAATATCGTATAACTTCGCCACAGACCCATCGTCAGACTGTCTCAATCCACGCCCTATCGACTGTAGTACCTTAACCTGACTCTTACTAGGGGATGCGAATACTATATTATGTAAATTCCTAATATTAATACCAGTACTGAAAGTCCCCAAACTAGCAACAATAATCGCATTCTTTTGTTTCTCCACGATACCACGTATCTGTTCACGGTCAGTTGCATCCACTTCTCCAGACACATAGAATATCTTCCGACCTTCCTCTGCTTTATCTCTCATCATATCAAAGAGAATCTTACCATGTTTCTCTACGAACTGGAATAGTACCAGAGTGTTACCCTTCTGGTCTAACGCAAGGTTGGTAATCAACTTGTTGCGTTTCTCGTGGGTAACGATATAATCCATCTCTTCTTGGTATGTCTTACCCTGCATCATATGACACACATCATTATGGTAACGCAGTAACAGGACAGATATGTCTAGTTGTGCAAGTGTTCCCTGTACCTGTAGATCACGTGTCGCAGTAACTCGTTTAGTCGGCCCGAACAACCCTTCGAGTACAAGTTTGTTTGTCTCTGTACCATCTAATGTACCAGTCGTACCAAACCTGTACGCAGCATTGGAACACTTGTTCATAATACCAGAGAGAGACTTCGCCTTGAATAGATGTACCTCATCACCGAACACACAACCAAACTGTTCGAACCATTCCTTCGGGAACTTGTAGATAGACTGCCATGTAGAGATTATGATCTGTTTGTCGGTCACCTTCTCCTTACCCGAATATATCTTGTGACATAGATCGGGGTCAAATCCATAGTCCTCGAAATCCTTGTGCATCTGTTCTACCAGACTTGTTGTCGGAACAACAATGAGAATCTTCTCACCAAAGTTTTCCATATACCAACGCATTAGGTTGTAGATAATAAATGACTTACCCGAACCTGTGGGTGACAATAGGATTGCACGTTTCTCTTTGATGCCGTGGGTTACCGCATCATACTGGTAATCACGTAAAGGAAAGGGTAGGTCTAGTTCACTCTGGAACTTAATAAGGTTTTGATGTTGGACATGGTTCTTATTTTCGGGATGACCATACTCGTCATTGTCGATCAACTCAATAGGATACATTCTATCTGCACAGAACTTCTTCAGATGTGCATAGAGACCCACATTGAGTTCACGAGTAATCTGATTAAATAATTTTATCTTACCGTCCCAGCGTCTAGACTTGTACTGAGGCATAAATTTTGCGCCTGGAACCATAAATGAGAAGTACTCCCTTAGTTCGGGAATCTGGTGCGCCTCTGCATCAATGATCATCATCGCATGGTCTTTAAGACCGACACGTATAGTGTTAGGTAAACTCACAAATTATTGTCCCGCTTCAAACGAACGCCATCGAATCATATTTCCGATAGTCTGATGTCTCCAATTGAGATTGTTGACTATCTCTGTAAGTGTATCTATAATTGTTTTAAGATACTGAATCTTCATCTCAGAGTCTTGAATCTCTTTATCGGAGTCGTAATAATATTCTTTGAAGTTCTTGGTGGTTGCACTGAGACCCTCGTATGGGTCATACGCCCACCCACGAGACTCAATGTCATCTTGGGACATCTTGCCTTCGTAATAGAGGTACTTGTCTTTGAGTAGAACCTTCTGTTTGAACTCCGCCTGTTTGAGACGGAGTTTTGTCAATGAAAGGTACTCAAGGTACTTTGCGTGAAGGGCGGGTGTCACCCTTGAGGTTTCGTCCAATTGATGTTTCGCAATTTGGGAGTCTTCTTTCCACTCCGCAAGAATGCTTTCCAAATCAATCATAATATAATCTCCATAATGTAAAGGTATATAGTGTTAAGTTATCTCGAACTGTGAGAACCTAAATGAAGCGTCAAACGTCACGTAGGTTACATCTCCCTGTGTTGAGGTGAACTCAATATTACCAAGTGATATAGGCATACAATCCTTATACTTGATCTTTTGAGTTGTGTTGTTGTGACTAGACAGAACGTGTAGTGTAATGTCAGAGTATGTCGGTATCTTGGTCATTCTCTCTGATTGTGATACTTGACCATCATTGACAATACGAGTCAACCAATCAAACATCTCTTTATAGGATGAAAGGTTTTCGTCTAGGATAATAGAGAATGACACTTCGGTGAAGGTTATCTTGTCACCCGCCAAAGGTACTGACGTGATTCTTCGAATAGGTAATTCTACAGGATTGACAGATGCGCCTGGATGTGATACAGACTGGACAAAGTATTCCAAGTTGGGATACCTTGCCCTGTCGATGACTACCTTAAACCCTGTGGGTTGTAAGTAGTTTAGATTGGTTGTGATTTCCGCATCAGAAATCTGAACTTTACTGTCTACTGGCATAATGACCTCTTATAATATACTTCTATTTATAAGAGATTTAATGTACAGTTTCCTGTTCACGTATTTTTTCTGCGAGTTGTTTGACGACACCCGCCCAGTAGTTTTTCGCCCACTCGGTTTGTGAACGTGCCAATGCATCATTCGCATTGGCGATTAATCTATGATAATCATACATCTACTATTCTCCCCTTTCCGACCCAGATGATTTCTTCGAACTTCTCTTCGTAGGTCTTACCATCTACAGTGAATCCAACTTCGTGTAACTGTTTCAATACGAACTTAACTGCTTCCTTTGCGGTCTCAAAAGAATACCACTTTAGACACTCACGACCTTGATTTGCAAGTCTTACTTCATACATCATGTTACTCTCCTTTATTTAGTTTGTTACCATAGTAATCATGTGTACCAACTTCATGATTCTTACGTCTTTTTTTCATCTCGTCCATTGCAGCCAAGGAACCTATCGCTCCAAAGAAACAAAACCACAATCCAAAAAATACAACTAGAAACTCCGTCAGTTCTGACATTACGCAACCTCCTTACGTGATACGTGGTATTCTGAACGATCGCCTTTAGGCATCATGACATACGACTCCGTAGCACCATCATAAGTATTCCTCTCAGCAATAAAGTTGCCATAGAAGTTTTTGGTGATAAATGTGGGACTATCCCACTCATCCCAAAGAACCGCATCACGGTCTAAGACAGACCAGTCAAGAAGATACTCTTCGAACGAATCGTTCTTGTCCTCAATCAGAGGACGAAGAGCCTTAACAAGTTCCTTCGCAGTATCTTTCGAGGGGTCGAAGTCAAGAACGTAGGTACTACCACCCTTGTACTTCCAGTACTGTGGGCAAGTACCCTCGCCATTCCAATCATGGGCGCCATAGTTTTCTTTGTGTTGGGTTTCAATCATTAAACGAAGTACTGTCATAATTAATTTCTCTCTTTTCTCATTATCAATACAAGTATTATACACTATTAAACAGGTTTTGTCTAATACTTTTTTGTTATAAGGAAGACACTTTTAAGAACTTTCTACGTGACTTCGACCATTGTTTCTTAGGTTTCTTGAACATGATCTCTTCAGTAGTATTCTGTTTGATGTAACCCGCCAGTTGTCCAGCGGAGTTAACAATGTATGTGTGATTGGGGATGTTATGGTCACCCCAATCGGTGACCTCTTGTAAGTATTCCATTATGATCTCTTCTTACGTGGTACGAAACCAAGCGCTTCCATTGCATAGGCGGGTGAACCAGACACTTCAAAACCATCCTCATCAGACCAGAATTTGTTTCTGTGGTCAGACAGTTCAATATACTTTTCAATAGTAGCATTCTTGACTAGGAAGTTAACCCACGACTTCCAAGGTTTCGAACTGTACTTGAATCGTGCAATGAATGTGCGTTCTGGCATACCGTGCCAAGATGGGTGACAGTTCGGAGATACTTCCTCCATAGTGCGTGAACCTTCAAACTCACCTTGGTACATAAGGTACATACCGTCCCAACTGAAGTTTTCTTTAACAAATTTAGTCATAATCTTCTCTCTTTTCTCATTCTCAATACAAGTATTATACAGTCTACGGCAATGTTTGTCAACACTTATTTTGAAAAAAAGTAAAATAAATTAGTACTTGACAAATTTTGCTATATACTGTATGATGGTACACATAACTGAGAGAAATACATGATTCTATCCAAAACTGATGCAGATTACGCTGCAAACATCTTTACCGAGTTCTTTGCGAACTTTGACCGTATTGATGACTATATGAGACAGATTAAACTGGAACGAATGGACTCTATGCCATTCACTCTGCCCGGCATGGGGCCAGAGGAAGACCTATTCAATAACTTCGATATGCATCCCAAGGATATGGAGTTCACTATCGCAGAGGCGAAACGTGACCAATTCATGTCCTATATGGATATCACCACTTCCGCACCTGTAGAAGCGTCAATTCCTGGCAAGATGATGAACTGGGTAGTGCGTGAGAAGAACACTGGTATGGTCATTGGTATGATTCGATTCGGGTCACCCACTATTAATAGTAGACCACGTAATGAGTGGTTGGGTAAACCTCTAGACACAATGAATGCAGAGGTCATGAAACGATTCAACGAGTCCTGTATCATGGGATTCAATATCGTACCTGTACAACCATTCGGGTTCAATTACCTCGGTGGTAAGTTACTTGCATCTATATGTACCTCACATACTGTACGTGATGCACTCAACAAGAAATATGACTCAAACATCTGTATGTTCGAGACTACATCCTTATATGGTAATGCTAAGGGTGGTGTGTCTATGTACTCTGGTATGAAACCTCTATTGATTGGTAATGGACAGACAGACTCTAACTTTGCGCCATTGATTAACGATGACAACTATCGCAGACTAAGTGATTGGTTCATTGAACGTAATGGGGGTGAACCTCTTGTACCTAAAGACGCTTCATCTCGTAAGTTGAAGACACAACAGAAGATGGTGTCGATCATCAAGAACTCACTGAAACAATATGACATGGATGCATATAACAAGTTCTGTCAAACCTTTATTGATGCCAAAGGACTGACCCAACAAAAGAACTCGTATTACTCTTGCATGGGATATGACCGTGAGAGTGTGAAGAAGTACCTCAACCTTGAGTCCGATACTATTGTCAAAGCAGATAACTTTGATAGGTTCAGTCTTGAGGGTGTGACAGAATGGTGGCGTAAGAAGGCGACCAATCGATACGAAACTCTAAAAGCAGATGGGCGTTTGCGTTCTGTTATAGAGACTTGGAACACAAACGCAGACGATATCGATATCATTCGATAAAATGTTGTGTAATTTACATGAAGCGATGAACGCTGAAGGTTACACAATTAAATTAAATATGGAGAGCGAAAGCTATGAAAAAAACGAAAACTACACTACGACCTAAACCCTTAAACGCAATCGTACCTGAAGCAAAAGGTATGCGAGTAATCGAAATGGGTTACATCCCAATGAAAATGATTGTTTCGTCCAAATTGGGAACTAACAAAAATAGACCAGAGGGCGTCAATGCTCGTAAAGTTAGTCTAATGGAAAATGTTATTCGAGCAGACAAATATCGTCCCGAATACTTTGAACCACCTGTCATAGAGAAAAATGAAGATGGGACTTTCACTGTCCGCACTGGTGGTCACAGACACATGGCTCACGAAAACACAGGCAGAACAATCTTCTATGCAGCTGTTGTTGAGTTCTTTGACGTTAACGGAAAGTCTGCTAATTATTGGAGAACAACTTACCAGTCTAACGAGAACGCTAAGAAAGAAGATGAAGTAGTCACTAAAAACTACCGCACAGACCAAGGCATTATGTCCAGTATACAAAGTCTTGTCGATAGTGGTGATGTTGAACCGACTCCCAAAGGCATTCAATCCGCACTGGAAGATCAGGGATTCAGTCCTACTACCGAGAGAGGCATAAATCTTCTCAATAAGATTCGTCTTGACTTGGGACAGGTTGATGGTGTGACTCGTATCTATTCAAGGAACGAACTTAAAGGTACTGTAGAACAAGAAACTACTCCGACCACTACCGTGATAGTTCGTACAATGAAAGACTCTAGTGGTTATGACTTGGATTATGATTCTCGTTTGATGAAAAACATTATGGACTCATATCTGAACACCAAGAAGTACATCAATGTATTTCTACACTGGACTGGTCTAAACCCTAGTGATATTATCAAAGCACGTGAGATTAAGGATAATGTTATTGTTAACCAATATCTAAAAGCAAAACAATTTGTTGAAGCGTATGAATCTGGTGCATTGGATAACCGTGTTCAAATCCGATACTTACCTCAGTTGAATGGTGAGTACGATGTAGAAGAAATCGCTCAGAAGGCTTGACTTTAACTGTTTGGTGTGTTATTATATAAAAACAATGCGGAGTTGGTATAACGATTACGTTAGGTGTCCAACCTAAAGATGGGGGTTCAAGTCCTCTGCTCCGCTCCAATCTCTCTCTACCCCTCTTCGGAGGGGTTTT